TATGGCCCCGGTAGGTCAGGCCCAGTCTGGGCTTCAACTGGCTCAGGTGGAGGTACCGTGGCTCATCGAGCAGTTGAAAATGGCCCTCGGCCTGCAGGAAGAAACCAACGTCGTCAACCTGGAGGACTACCGTGCTAAGCACACGAGCGATTCCCTCGCAGCAGCGGTGGGATCTTAGCCATAAGCCCGATAGGCGCCCGCTGGGCTGCAACGGGAAGTACGGCCAGTCCGGCTACAAGGCGCACAAGCGCAAAGGCCAGAAGGTGTGCCCGCGCTGCAGGTCTTCGCTCAACCACTGGCGCCGTGAGAAGGCGCGGGGAGGTATCAAGCCGACGTTGCCCCAGCCCTGCGGAACACACGCGGCCTACGAGAGGCACAGGCTCGCAGGCTTGCGGGGTAACGAGATCGACTTGGCCTGCAGGGTAGCCGAGGCCAACTACCGGGCAGAACTGAGGGCCAAAAACCCTTGACACTCTATTCGTGTGTCTGTAGTTTTGGATCAGCACTAAATCAAAACACACAACCACCGCAATCAAGGAGCAACCAAAATGTCTACTCTCACCCTCGTAACCAACCCGGCCCCGAAGACCGCAGCCAAGGAGAACGTCGATGTCGTTCTCGAACTGTTGGCCGAGGCCGCACTCGAAGCGCAGCAGAAGGCCAAGCAGGCCGAGGAGGCAGCCAAGGCTGCGACCGACGCCTTCCGGCAGGCCCTCGAAGCCGCTGGCAAGCTCAACGAGGACACCAAGGCTGTGGGCATCGTCCGCACCACGCTCTACCCCACCCGCCGCTTCAGCGAGGATCTGGCCCGGTCGATCATGACCAAGAAGCTGGCCAAGGAGTGCGAGAAGACCGTCCTGGATTCCGCCGCCGTGAAGCGCAACGTCAGCCCCGTTGATTACGAAAAGATGCAGCAGATCACAGGCTGGACGATGAAGCTCTCAGTAGACAAGGGCTAGTCTGATGGCCGAGAAGAAGCCCAAGCGTGTCACCTGCTTGACCTGCTATGCCGAGGTCAAGACCGAGAACGTAGATGAGCACGAGTGGTGGCACATCAACTTGAACCGCCAGATTGACGACGCTTGGAGCAGTTCCCACGGGAACTAAAAATTTTCGGCAGCATTTGCTGCATTGGTTCATTGTCCACACGAAATACCTAATAGGAGACATAGGAATGACTCTCACCAAGATCGCCGCGTGGACAATGTTCCGCGCTCAGATGCTTCAACAGATCGAGGGCGCAAACGCAATCAACTCCCTGACCGAGGAGGAGTTCGAGCAGTACGAGGAGTTCGCCACCGAGTTCGAGATGGACCTGGCCAAGGTCGGCATCGAGGCCCAGAACGAGGCAGCGGGCCTCCACGAGACCTGTGACTACGCCGTGCAGACCCTCGAAGCCAAGAAGCCCTACGAGTGGGTGGCCGAAGACTACCGGATGCTGGTGGAAATCTACGAGGGCTCCAAGTACGAGAAGCTGCACCTCGCACACATCTTCCGCATTCAGAACAACGAACTGCTGCTCGACCTGGTGAAGCCGTCATGACCGACCCTCGCCCGATGCCACGGCCCAAGACCTTCCTGCAACTGGTGACAAACGAGCGACCGCCCTGCACCAAGGAAGACCCGGAACTGTTCTTCCCGATCAGTTACATGACCGATGACTACCGCTTCCAGATCCAGCAGGCCAAGGCGGTCTGCAAGTCTTGCCCCATCGCCGCCGCGTGCCTGGAGTTCGCCCTCGATGTCGAGGACGGCTTCGCCATTCTCGGAGGCATGACTCCCGGTGAGCGCCAGCGGATCAAGTTCCAGCAGGGCTTCCGGCAGAGGAGGGCGGCATGAGCGCCACCGTAGAAGTCCTTGGTCGGGGTAAGTTCCTGGCCTGGTGCGATAAGTGTGCTGACGGCATACGGTCACACCGCCGTGTGTTTGCCGAGGACTGGGCTCTCAACCACAACGCCTCAGAGCATGAGGAGACGCCATGACCGCCGATCTGGAAGTCGTCCGCTACACCGACACCCAACTCACCCAGATGTTCACCGCTGGCTTCACCCGGCGCTCAGAGCGCGACAAGCAGGTCATGCTCGGCCCGTCCGAGGTCGGCGGCTGCGAGTACTGCGTCGGCTACACGATGGCGCAGAAGTCCGTTGAACTACCCAACCGTGATAGCTGGGGCTACGCGGCCTGGATCGGCACGATGGCCCACTACTGGCTGGAGCAGAACCTCGTGCTGACCGATCCCGTGACCGGGGAGACTGTCCCGACTCGCCGGGAGCACAAGGTCGAGGTCTTCGAGATCCCCGGCTACGGGGTCATCAAGGGCCACTGCGACATGCAACTGGACGACACCACCGTGGACTACAAGTTCCCCGGCAAGTGGAGTTACGAGAAGCTGGCAGCGGACCTCGCCAAGCGGCGCTTCCACCTTTCCAGGGGAAGCGTGGAGTGGGCCAAGTACGGGCCGAGCCTCCAGTACCGCTACCAGCAGCAGCTTTACGCCTACGGTTTCAACCAAGCGGGCATCGAGATCAACCGCTGTAGAATTATATTTTTGCCGAGGCATTCCAATAACCTACAGGATGTGGTTCACTGGGAGGAGCCCTACCAGCCCGAGATGGTCCAGAAGGCTCTCGACCGCACCACCATGATCTTCGACTACGTGATGGACGGGCAGCTTGGGGAGTTCGAGAGCGATCCCGACTGCTACCGCTGCGACGTTTACGGGCGGGGCGACCTGACTAACTACCACAACCTATTCAACTAAGGAGCAACCAGTGACCACCACACTCAACGAGCATGAAGTAGACGCGGCAGCCGCCGAACTGTCTGCACTGGCAGCCGAGGCTGAGGCCGAGGAGAAGCCTGCAGCCAAGAAGTCCAAGGGCAAGCTACCCCCGCCCAGCAAGGCGCTGTTCGACCTGAGCAGCATCGTCACCATCACCAAGCCTCGCCGGGCCGACCAGTCCTTCACGATGCTCCTGATGGGACCCCCAAAGGCAGGGAAGACCCTGCTGGCAGGTACGGCCTCGGAAGTCGAGGCACTGTCCCCGGTGCTGGTCATGGCCGTCGAGGACGGCTCCAGTGTGCTCGCACGCGACTACCCGGACGTTGACGTGGTGGAGATCCAGGACTGGGCCACGGCAGCCGCCGTCATCAACGCCGTGGCCGAGGGCACGACCAAATACAAGACGCTGATCGTGGACACCCTCGGAGAACTCCAGGAACACATGAAGGACCACATCACCAACGGTGGTAAGTCGGACATGCGTATCCAAGACTGGGGCACCATCAAGGACAACACGGTCAACACCGTGAAGCTGCTGCACCGTTCTCCGGTGAACGCCATCTTCATCACCCACGCCGAGCAGGTCAAGGACGAGAACTCCGGGGCCATCTCCATCCAGCCCTACCTGCTGGGCAAGGCGTCCCTCGGGGAAGTCCCCAAGGTGGTGGACATTATCGCCTACCTCGCCGTCGCACAGGACAAGGCCACCAAGCAGAACTTCCGTGTGCTTCAGACAGGGCAGGACGGCAAGATCATGGCCGGTGACCGCTTCGGCAAGCTGGACTTCCAGATCATCAACCCCACCATGCGGGACGTGTGGGAGCAGTTGACCGGCGAGGAGGATGATGCCGAATCTGACGGGTGATAAGCTTTTGTCCACGACTTACTAGTTTTCTCTGTATCTCAATCAAACAATCAAAACACCAACACATAGACAAGGAGCACACCGAAATGGTGCGTCTTTCACTCAACGTAGACCAGGAAACTATCGACAACTCAGGCCGCGACGACGAGCCCGTACCCGCTGGCAAGTACGAGGTCAAAATCTTCGAGATCAAGGCCGACGAGGTAAAGAACGGCGACAACAAGGGCAAGCTGCGCTTGAAGTTCCACTTCCGCATCGAGGACGGTCAGGAGTCTCCTGACGGCAGGCACCAGGGCAACCGACGCATCTTTGCCGACGTGAACGCCTTCACTGGTGTCAGCAGCAAGGACGGCAGCCCTACCCCGCCGTATGACCTGTTGGCCATCGCCAAGGCCATCGGGGTTTCCGCCGAAGACCTCGCGGACATCGACACCGAGGAATGGCTGGGTGAAGCGCTCCAGGTCACCGTCGCCCACA